GACAACTAAAACCTCATTATCATATATGAGCTTGGATATAAATTGTTGCCAAAAGGTGCTAGGTGTCTGATTTTTATTAGGTCTAATGTTTAATTTATAATAAAGCTCGTCTTTTACGTATTCATCTTTATGTCTAACCCTAAATTCCGTTTGACTGATCGTCCTAGCTAAAAATGATATACACATTTCTATAGCTAGTCGCTTCAAGTGTACTCGCTCTGATTTTTGTTCAAACAGTTCTATAAATTCAGGGTCAAAGGTGAAACCTATTCGTTCGCGTTGCCCGAATATCCTTTTTAGTAAGCCCAATATATCACCGCCTTTCTGTTACGCTTAATTAGGTCACTTTCGTATTACCGTCTCGTAACCTAACCAATTTATTATTAAATATCTGTTAGTGTTATCTATTCTTGGGATGACACTGTTCAAAAAGCGCTTTATCATTTTATCAGACCTTTCTTCTGTAACCATTTGTAGATTGACAATAATAAAAGGCAAGCTATCAACATAGGTAGTGTAATATACTTAGTTAAAAACCACCCTATCTCAGTTAATAGATTTCCTAATTCAGTCAATTTATTCCCTATAATAATCACCCCTAAAATTTAATATCGTGTAGCATAAATTCCCCTTCATCAATCAATATATCGTCAGCCTTATACATAGCATGTATAAATGCCTGAAAAGGGTCTGTCTTACGTGTCAATTCATCTTTTTTGTGATATTCCTTATTCCCGTCCTTTTTAGTTACAACAAGTACGTTGTTGGTTGCCCAACGCATTAATGGGTTGTCGCCAAATATTAATTGACGTTTAGCAAATAAAGTTTCAATTCTTGGTGCAAGTAATGAGTGTATGGCTTTTGGGTTGCGAATGTATACAAGCTCAAACCCTTCTGCTTCAAGCGCTGTCTTAACTAAATCCAATCTAAACGTGTCAGCAACGATTGTATTGACTCCGTATTTATACCTCATTTCAACAAACCAATTGACAATATGCTTTATATCAATGACTGGACCATCAACAATGGTAAGTAGCCCATCTTGTTCCCATTGTTTAATAGGTGCATTTAACTTAACCTGCTTTAAAAAGCCACTACGGACAAATGAGTGAGTTTTCCAAACGTAATTACCGTCAACTTTAAATAGTAGTCCCACACTTGCAAAGTCCTTAATTCGTGCATAGTCAAGTCCGCCCACACACATACGGTGTTCAAGTTCTGGTATTGCTCTTAGTTTAGGGTTAGGGTCATCTGGTTCAGTTTCAAAGCCAGTGGCCCATATTTCCTCCCATGTTGCGACTGACTTTTCAATATCTTCTTCGGGTAAGTTCATGCGCTTAGTCATAAACTCTTCCCTGCCAGACGGGTCAATTTCTAAATCATCATATTCTTCTTTCATGGTTTCAAATAAGTTTTGTGCATAATCTGTTAATGGATTTTCTAGCATTGGATTAGCTTTTTCCCACATTTCAAAGTCGTCTGCCTCGTCGGGATCATCCAATTTACAGATAAAAGGGAATAGTGTAGAGTCTAGACGTTTTCCTTCTAGCACTTCCATAGCTTGCTTTTTCATACTGTCGATAAATCCTTCACGGACGTAACCATCCGTACCGATATAAACTTCTCTCGGATGTGGTACTTTACCAAGTCCACCCCGCATAACTCGGACGGTCTGGGCCGTTTCATACATGTGTATTTCGTCAAACACGACCATTCCTTCCCGTCCACCGTCTTTAGACTGAGGGTTGGCTGTTCTAAATCGTAACCATGACTTGGTTTTCTTGTTCGTTATGCGCATTTTCGTTAAATGGAACGATCGTTGCAATGTTGGGTTTTCTTCGATAACGTTATAAACTTCTTCAAAGGATGTTTTCGCTTGGTCCTCACTGTTTGCAACAATGGATATGTTATATCCCCTTATTCCGTATAGCTCGCTTTTTAAATAAGCACTTATTGCACTTATTAGACCGTTCTTACCACCACCACGGCCCATCATAATTAAAAAACGACGATAAAAAAGCCTTCCCGTTTCCTTATTGAAAAGAAAAAAGAAAGCTATCACAAATTTTTGAAATTCTTTTAGTGGGAAAAACCACTTTTCCGTGAATTTTATACATTGCTCTATATGCTTATCATCAAAGTATAAATCATCACGGCTTAAAACGTGTTTTTCTAAGCACTCGATAAGCATAATGCGTTCTTTATTGAGTTTTATCTTACCTTTTTCATATAAATCAATATATCGTTCTACATACTTATTTTTAATCATAATAGATCGTCTGCGCTATGCGTTTCTTCCTCTTCTAAAAAATTAAAAGAGTTTTCTATACTCAATAAAGAACCGTTTATTCGATTCATCTCATTCAGCAAGGGGTGAGATTTGATGAATTTTTGACTACCGTTTTCAGTTGTCACAGATACACCTTCTTCCTTAACTTTCCTTTCAGCTTGACGGAACATTTCAACGTACTTGATATATCTGCCAACCTTTTCTACTTCGACTGGATTTGATGTGTCAATTCTGGAAAAAAGAAAGTCTTTTATTTTATCTGTGCTAACATTAATATTAATTTTCTTCATATCATCACCCCCCTATCGTGCGAAATCCCTCTGAATCTAGTTTTCCGGATGCCTTTCTCGTTTCAGTGTTTTTGCTAAATTAGTGAAATATTTTGACGGGGTACTACCACCGCTCGTCGTTCCATTTCTTTTTCTGTCTTACATATCCCCGATCGTGAACTTTATTGTGACAAGAAACACATAACGTCTCTAAGTTATCTAATTCGAGCGCTAACTCTGGATGAGTTTCTATTTCTTTTTTATGATGAACATTTAGTTTTGTTTTGCCTGAACTAATCTTAACTAGTCCATCACGTTTACATTGTTGACACTCGTAATTGTCTCGTTTGAGTGCTTCCTCTCTTATATACAACCAATCCTTTGATCGATAAAATCGCATCTTGTCCTTATGCTTAGTGTAGGGCATAGGGGTACTACTCCTTATAATAGTTGTATCAAATCTTTAATATCATAACGTTTATTTTTTATTGCTTGGTTGTACTCTTTTATCTTTTGCTTATCTACGGTGGATTGGTACTTGCCTATACGTTTCTTTTCTTCGGCTGGAAGATCGCTGTATGTTTGCTTGTAGTATTTATCCTCTACTATCAACATCTCACGGTATAGTAGTAGTTGTAGATAGTGTTCTATTTCTTTTACTTTCTTTATCTTTCGTTTTAATTTCAATGTTTCCTTGTTGTCAAACATCATATTGTATCTACTGTCGCACTCTGGACAAATTACATAAGCTATGTCTATGTTGTATTTAGTTTCTATTTGTATTTGCTCTGTGCTTAGTTCGGCTGCACATGTGTTGCAGGTAAACTCTGTTCCTTTTTCAGTCACGTCATCACCTCTTTATTAAAATGAAAAAGAGGACTAGTTTTATCTAATCCCCTTGATTTGTCTATTCATTTATATATTCACTAAATCTATCTTCTAACCTACTTCTTTCATAATCGCTATACAATACTTCTCCTTTTATGTGTTCTTCTAAGGATATCAATTTATTAGTGCTTAGTATGTCTTTTTCAAGAGAAACAGATATGTCGGTTGTTTCATTAGGTTTTACTTCCGTTTCCGACATTCCTATGTTCCAATCTCCGCCATCACCGTCTAAGTAAAGGTTTCTTAGTAATATAGTATATGTTCTGTTTTGCTTATTCTCTATGTTTAAAGTCAAATAAAGATTATCTTTCTCTTCGTAATCTTCTATTCTGATGTGTTTACTTTCTTTAAGTGTCATCTTAAAGTCATCATTATCTATAAGTATAATGCCATATTTTCTTTCCGATATGACCGTTTCCGTTATATCTCTTTTTGGTGTTTCTTGTTCAGTTACATTATTATCAATTTCAGTTTCGCATCCCACTAAAAACAATGCTACAACTAACAACAAGATGTATTTCTTCATTTTATTCACTCCCCTTTATTGGGAGTATACCATATTGTATCCC